TAAACTAAAAGCGGTTACGGAAAATCCAGCATTATTAAAAGTTATAGCTTTAGATTGTGATATTTTCTCATTAGGCAAAATAAATCAATACCAAGACGGAAAATTAAAAGAGATTGATTTTTTATATGGAGAAACGAAACGTCCTAACTTGCTGCAATCTTGGACGCAATTTGATTTTGATTATAAATTTTGGCTAAACATATTCGGAACTGCTTATTTATATAATCCAAATAATTCAAAAGTATTAACTGAAAATAGTTCTTTGCAATGGCTTAACCCGTGTAATATTGAATGGGAATCGGGGATTATTAGAAAGTTACAATCGTTTATTTTTTCAAAAGCAACTTATAACGAGGTGTTTAAAAATACAGTTCTTTATAGATATGACAATGGGGACAGTAAATGGATTAAATTAAACGAGATTACACCGTTCTATGACTTGACGAATGCAGGCTCAAATAATCCAATGAAAGGATATAGTCGAATTGATGCTTTGTACAAGGTTATAAAAAACAGTGAATTGTCTTTGGATGCCAAAGGTATTAATCTTGAGTTATCGGGTAAATTCATGGTAGCAGGAAAGGCAGATCCTGACGATGTTACTAAGTTACCAATGTCTACTGAGGAAAAAGAAAGCATTGAAAGCAAAGTAAGGTCTAATAAACAGATTCACGCTGTTAAGTCAATGATTGATATTAAGCGTTTTGTTGAAGACATGGGTAAATTAAAGCTTGATGAAAGCTTTTATAATGATTACTTCATGTTCGGGACAATGTTTAATATTCCTAGAGATATTTTAGAAGCTAATTTAAGAGGTTCTACATATGAAAATCAGGAGAAATCAATGGCTCGTTTAATTGAGTATTGTGAAGCTCCAAAAGGTCAGATGTTAACAGATTGGTTCGAAAATCAATTCGATTATCAAGATTTAAGAATGAGTTGGGCTCATCTAATGTTTAATCAAGTGTTCGAAAAAGAAAGAGCTGAAAAAACAGGATTGCAACTTGACAATATTTTAAAAGCTAGAGACGCTGGAGGAATTACAGATACGGAAGCGAAAAAAATGATTTCTAATTTAATGAATAATTAGTTATGGAAGACGTAAAAAAACAGGAAGCAATTGATAAGGCTAAAAAAGAATTGCTAAAACGAGAAGTCAATAAAGATAAAGAAGTTAAAAAATGATAAAATCAGTTTACTTTCCGGATAAAGAGTTTTCTACTAAAGAAGAATTGTTTAAATCATTAAAAGACAATCTTGAATTTATTACTGATGCTAAAAAATCACAGATACAAAAATCTTGTGATAAAGGTATTTCAGTTACTTGCAAGTCTTTGGATTTATTGAAGTTTACCGACCAATTAAAGGGGATAAAGATTGATGATAATTTCTATTATATTGCTGTAAACTCTACAAAGATTTTAGATAGCCACGAAGATTTACATCTTGACGGTATTTGGAAAAAATCAATAAGTGAGCAACAAGGCAAAAACTATTTAGTAACCGACCACGATTTAGAAATTAAGTCGGTAATTGTTAGAAAAGAACATATTGAAATATTCACAGCTAAAATACCATTTTCTTTAATTGGAAAACCATATGAGGGAGATACAGAGGTTTTAATATACAAAGTTCCTAAAAATCAAGTAAGAGATGCTATTGTAAAAGAGTGGTTAGAAAGTGGGGATTCAATCGAGGGTAGTGTTAGAATGCAATACGTTACTTTTGTTCTTTGTATGGATAGTAACGATCCTGACGATGCTAAATTTAAAGCTAATTATGACCAATATTACCCACTTATAGCAAACAAAGAAGATTTTGAGTATATTGCATACTTCTTTGCTATTAAAGAAGCTAAAAACGTAAGAGAATCAAGTTTAGTAGTGTTTGGAAGTAATTCATCTACTGGACAAGTAATAAATACAAAAGAAGCCGTCGAAGACACTTCTGATATTAAAAACGAGCCGTTAAACGACACTCAAGAGACGAAAAAAAGACGTAGAATCATTTAAACCAAAAAAGTTATGTTTACATACAAAACTGACGCTGAAATTCAGGCAATGACTGAAAAGGAAGCAAACGATTATGCTGTAGCAAAAAGAGCTTATGAAGCCGAACTACAGAAAAAAGCTCAAGACGAATTAGCTGAAACTCTTAGAAAAGAGTTTAAAGGCGACATCGACAAAGCCAACAAAACAATTACTGATCTAAACGAAACTATCAATCAAATGAAAGAATCGGCAGACGGTAAAAAAGCAATCGAGAAAGGAACATTTGTTGCATTCGTTGAAAAAAACATCGAAGAGTACAACAAAAACACCGATAACAAGCAATACAGCGCAAACACTGTAATTAAAGTAGCTGCTTTAATGACAACTGCAAACGTATTGCCAAATGTTGCAGGCGGTTTTTCTCCATTGTTTGGAAACTACATTGATACAGAAATTGGACATACTCCAAAACCTGAAAACATCATTTTGCCGTTGATTTCTGTAACTACACAGCCCGGAACTGAGAACATTTGGTTTTCTGACCGTATCAATGAAGACGGTGACGCTGCCTTTATCGGAGAGGGTACATTAAAACCTCTTGCAGATGCAGATTACCAAACTTCAAAAAGAGAAGTTAAAGAGGTTGCTGTACGTTGGAAGTTTACTAAAAGAGTTATGAACCACGCACCGTCTGTAGTTTCGGATTTTGCTGAACATGCTATGGAATTAGTAGACAAAAAAATTGACGATCAATTGTTAGATGGAGACGGATTAGGTACTAATCTATCAGGATTGCAAACAGAAGCTTCCGCTTTTATTGTTCCTCCTGCATTAGCTGGTTATTATATCGCTCCAAATATCTATGATGTTATCATGGCTATTGCGACAGCTATCAAATTGAATAACTTCAAAGGGCAAATTACCGCTATTTTGAATACTGTTTGGATGGCTAAAATGGCTGGTATTAAAGATTCTCAAGAGAGATACATTATACCTCCATTCGTTTCTCCTGATGGAACAAAAGTGGGACAGGTTCAAATTAAATTCTCTAATAAAATCGGAGACGATCAAATTTTAGAGGGAGATTTGAAAAAATTCAAAGCCGTATTCTCTGAAAACATCACTTATGATGAGGGATATGAAAACGATGATTTCTCTAAAAACTTAGTTTCTAAGAAATTGGAAGCCTTTTTAGGAACGTATATGAAAGCGTCTGATGCTGGTTCTATCTACTTCGGAGATATTTCAGACATTCAAGACGATTTAGTAGTAGTACCAACACCTTAATTAAAATAAAAATGGCTAAAGAAGTTAAAGACCAAGAAGAAAAAGCAAACTTTGATGCAAAAGAAATGCTTAAAGAGAATGCAGATAAAGGAACGGTTATCCGTTTCTCTGACAGAACTGAAGTTCGTTTATTGAAAGATACTATCTATCAAAAAGCGGGTAAGGTTTATTCTCCACACAAAGTGAAAGCAGAAGCTTTGGTAAAACAAGGAATTGCAGAATACGTAAAATAAGAACAAATGTATATAATAGACGACAAATATTTTCAACCATCAAAGAGAGAAGTTCCAAATTTGGACGAGGCAGACAGCAGAGCTTTTGCTGAACTAGAATTGTTGATTGATGAAAAGTGTCGTCTATTAATACTTAGTTTTTTAACGTTTGAGCAGTTTACTGAATTGGATAGTTATTTAGTTGACGGGATATTGCCAACACCTCCAACAGGAGTTCCTCAAAAATGGATTGATTTAGTTAATGGCGTTACATACACTAAAAACGGCGTTGAGCTTAATTGGACTGGATTGATTTATACTAAAGGTACTTACAATGGCTCTTTGCTTGCTGATTACGTTTATTACTATTGGCTAACTCAAAATGTTAGCTACATGACAGGCGTAGGCGATGCAAAAGGAAATCCAAAAGGGGCAAACCTGGTTAATCCTACTCAAAGAGTGGTTAATGTTTGGAATGAGTTTGTGAGACAGTATCAGTCAACATTAATGGGATGGTATGGATGGAATTCGTATAGTTTTAATTACTCATGGTATTGGATGAATATCGATTTCAGACAAAATCAAGAAGTTTCATTAATGCAAT